CTAATAAAGTTGGGTTAGTCGCTAAGCCCCGCATGTCGTCATCTAATAAAGTTGGGTTAGTCGCTAAGCCCCGCATGCCCTCATCTAATAAAGTTGGATTAGTGACTAAGCCTCGCATGCCCTCATCTAACAAGGTCGGATTAGTGACTAAGCCTCGCATGCCCTCATCCACTAAGGTTGGATTGGTCACTAAGCCTCGCATGCCCTCGTCCACTAAGGTTGGATTGGTGACTAAGCCTCGCATGCCCTCGTCCACTAAAGTTGGATTGGTGACTAAGCCTCGCATGCCCTCGTCCACTAAAGTTGGATTGGTGACTAAGCCTCGCATATCGTCATCCACTAAAGTTGGGTTCTCTTCGCCTTTATATAGCTCTTCGCCCATAATCTTATTAGCCCAATACATCCAATCGTCAGGACCTCCCATACCAGCCGTAGAATTAGCAATCGCTTCCGTCAAGAAATCAATATCTATTGTAGGATTAAGATCAAGACCACGTAAAAACTGACCAATATCGGTTCGAGGATCAAACCCTCCTCCTCTTCCCGCTATAGTATCAACAACCTTTGAATCAACTGTACCATCTTCACTTACAATAGGCACCAAATCTTCTGGAGTGGTAATAAAGTTATTACCACCATCCTCAGTAGATGTTCCTCCAGGATCTACGAAAATAACCGGATCTGTCGGAGCTACTTCTTCAACCGCTAGTCCATCGTCCCTACCATCCCCCTCTTCCGGCGAACCGGTCCAAGGGATTATATCAGCCAGATTCCCCCCCTGATACTCCTGTACACCTTGAGGCTGAAAGCGATCTGATACAAACATCGTTCTTGGTTGGTTGGTATAAAAATCAGCAGTAGCCTTACCTTGGCCCAAGATCCCTGGCAGAAAAGCTACCTGATTCCGCATGTTCCAATCTCGCACCATATTCTGGAACTCTGCCGAACGTGCTGCCGCAGCCGCTATTCTTTCTTGACTATCTTCAAAATCTGCTGCCATAATAATCTCCTATGCTGCGACTTGTTCAGCGCGTTGTTTGAACTCTATATGATATCCATTGACTCTAAACCACTGATCGGCCCCTGTCGTCTCAAACGTCAAACGACAGTTATAGCCTCTTCGCACATCGGTGAAGCGGAAATAGTCACCACGTTGCTCACCACCCCCCCATAAGGCGGCACCCCACTCACCTACGCCCCATCCATCACTCACCCCACCGGCTGTAGAGGTCATGGTCTGCCCACCAGGACTAGGTAGATCCTTACGCCCTAATTTGGTTTTAAGCGTTAAAGGATACGCACCATTTGTTTGAAAGTCAGCAAATATACGTCCGTAATTCTTCATATACCCTAACCGACTTTGAGAATGTTCCGAAGTCTGTAATCGTCCGGTATAGTTGGTGCCATCCCAATCATCGCCAGAGTGCAATTCGTATATTTCGCCTGTCGAATTACCTACTACTTGTAGGTCCGTTCCACTTGAGCGATAGATACATCCTGCGGTTAAATTAGCTCTGTTATGGCGCGTAAAGCGTAGACTGCTCCTACCCCTCGCGGTATTGCATATGATGCCCTCAGAAGGGGTGGAAGTAGCCGTTCCATATTGAAACCAATACTCATCTCTGTCTTCGTTGTAAGTAGCCCAATTCGTCGCTTGAAGTCCTTTTTCGCGCCGATCAAGCAGGGGCTTCACCCGATCCGATACGTTATCTACATAAAAGCCACCAGTAGAGCTTGTCGCTACGGCACCGGCAATGCCGTTATCTGATTCAAACATCAAGAAACCACCCCGCGCCTCTGCGACAGTGAAATGCCCTGCGGTGCCTATAATATGCGATACCTCACGTACAGCCGTTTCACTTAAATTGTTGGTAGGCAACATACGGAATATCTTACGCCGCTTAAATATGAAGAGATTGCCCATAAAAACGGTTACGCCGGTCACATCGCCTGAACCACGATCTATCTGTATCGAACCCGCATCGGCACCCGTCCATGTCTCTGCATCATTTACCGCAGAATAACTGGCGGTATCGCCACTAAAAAGCCACCATCGTCCACCCCAACTGGTGCCAAACTTACCGGTAGAAGGAGGACTGCCACCCAAGGCACTGACCCCTGCACTGCTCGTATACTTTTTAGGACTATCCACACCATTGGAAATCAGTAATAGATTAGCGGCAGTAGTAGCACCGTAAAACATACCGCCAGACCATCGAACATCTGTACCCGTATTGAAACCCGTGCCGTTAGTAGACTGTGCAAAATTACCAGCATTGCGTTCGTAAATCTTACCGTCTGCGGCTGCGGCAATAAGGCGTGATCCTTCGCTGTAATCAAATAGACCCGTCACCTTACTATCGCCTGTCGTCGTGGTGCCAATTTGTGAAGCACCGCGCATCTTTTCCGGTTCCTCTGTATCCCGCAGATAAACCATATTAAGCGCATCCCATACGGCACGAGGATCAAACTCAGGGTTTCCAGCATGAAGACGGCGATCTATGCCGTTGCCCAAGCGATAGTGTGTGTCGTGATTCCATTGGCTCATTTTATTCTCAATGCCCCACGATGCAATGGACGAGTATCATAAGGTAATATCTCGACGGATGACCCTACATCCAAATACTCACCTACTCTTAATATATCGTCCTCTGTAAAACGCAAGCACCCATGCGATATAAACCCCTCATTCTCAAATCCACCACCTTCAGCCTTATCGCCCTGCTTATGAGGTCCGTGTAGCCCATATCCTTTCCCTGCATCCTCACCAAGTTTTGGGTAGGTATATCTTACATCGTACGGCTGATCTTCACTAGTGATAGGTGCGCCAGTAAACTGATCTAAATTAGATGCTTGAGTCAATCCCATCCATAACGGCTCATACCCACTGCCCCCTGCCATAGGCACTTCATCTTTAACTTTAAAAAAGCCGGTAGGTGAGAAATACTTTTTCCCATACCGTGTACCAGTAGTATCACCGGTCCCTACCTGAAACTGCTCTATAGAAGTACCTATCGCATCTAATATCTCTGCTGTATTGTTATTTGGATCTATTACCAACTTATACGGTGCTTGCGGCGAAGGATCAGCCACTTCTTCCAAGGCATCTCCCGTAACCACCACTTCACCAGGGGGTGATTCATAGGACCCTATCGCCTTCTGACTACGTATTACTGCATCCGTAATAGTCGGTGATATCTCGACCTTCTTGATATCGACACTCTCCTCTTCTACGGGCATGGGTAGTTCTGCGGGTTGATCTATAATGGCCGATGGGTACTTCACCGGTTCTGGTAACGGACCATCAAAAGGAGTTTGTCGATCTATACGCTCTAATTGCGATGACGGAGAGGTAAACTCTTCTCCTTGAAATCTCTTTGTCGATGGAAGCGATGGTGGCTCTAAATCATCTATATCAACATCCATAAGGTCTACGTCATCAAGACTCATATCATCTGATGCGAAACCGATTGGCTCTTTGGGTCTTACCGGCGACACCCCTGAACGTGATAGTTGGATATCTAATTCGGGTGGAAGAGATGGTCCCTCTATACGCTCTAATGGAGAAGAAGGTAACGTAGGTTCTTTACCTTGGAATCTGGCTATAGGCGGGGAAAGCGCATCGTCTACATCAGCCCTATCAACTATGTCCCTTTTTGTCGTCACCACCGTTTCGTTCATTACTATTGGATCGTCTTGAGAACGTCCTGCCGATTCGCGCTTATTTGACTCAGGATTATCTACTACACGACGAGTAACGCTCGTATAGCTGTCTCTATCAAAGAGAACAGCATCAATACGACCATCGTCTCTTTCCGTAAGTATCCATTCTCTATTTGTACCTGGATCGCCTAACCCTACGTCTTTATAGTTCATCGTTGTGCGCCTTTAATATCGAAGTATATACCGCTACGAGTAGGTATCGTTACTCCGTAATCTCTGCGGTAGGTCTGAAGGTCAAAGGCAGCATCAATCTCTTCCCTATTTTCACGCCGCATAAGATGACCTATAGACGACTGATACCGTTGCTCCCACATCTGCGCCCTACCTCTGTCTTCATTGAACATGGCGGCTCTTACCTTGCACCGAGCTTGCACGGCTTGATAGGCGATTCCAGGGGCATTGCCGCCAAAGATATCGGTATCGAAAACACTGGCATCGTTGAACAATTCCTTATACCAGATATCAACTAAATACGCTTTCGTTGGAAACGGCCAAAGTAAAAGGCGCGGGTCTTCATTTACTGCATTACTTACTATCGTAGCGAGGTGAGGACGACCACTGGTGTTGCGGTGAAGATCACCACCCGACTCTGACATGATGCGGGTCATATTCACCATATTAATCGAATTATCACCCATTTGCCCCGACAGACCCTGCGCCCATGTAGCCGACTGACCATAGGTAATATGCTTGATCTCATCCATCACCCTTGTCGTATTAGTACTGGTCACGGTAGAGGTGACGCTACTCGTGCCGCCTGTAACTGTTTCACCTACCGTAAAAGCAGCACTTGCTCCACTTAAATATACAATAGATTGGCTTGTGTCATGTAGCACTATTGTTGCCGTAGAGCCACTGGAACCACCCGTAATAGTCTCACCCGTGGTATACGTGCCGGATGCTGACGATGCGACTAATGTTACGGTCCCTAAGATGGGTAAGGGGTAAGTGTCTTGGAAGATGCGATATCCGCTACCTGTGGTGGTCGTGCCTACGTAGTTACGCGACCCTGCCCCCGCCGATACCCCCAATGTCAACGTATCAGGTGATCCACTGGTGACTACCTTTGCAATGGGATACGACTCACTGTCCTGAGTGCGCCTGATCCACATGTCGGTAGTCACTGAGCCGAAGTTGTTAGCACTTACGTCATCGGCATCGACACTATTGACGGTAGGTGATCCATTAGTAATAGCGACTTGTCCTGTGGTGATATCAGCAGTCGTTACAAAGTTACTATGCTTCAACGCCCATCGAAACTCACCATACGTCATTATCTCTTCAACGCACTCATTGACCTCTTCTATGAGTATAGACTGAAGTATATTGGTGGTCGTGAACGAACTTATCGCCGGATCACCAATCTCTTTTAAAGCTGAATTAACACAGTAGCCCAAACTTCTTGAAGCCATGATACCTCAGTTAGTAAATTCAATATTTATTCACATACGAATGTGGATAACCTCACTCATACCAAACAGTCTATGCTACGAACACCGGCCAGTAACTACGATACTTACGACATCGGCTGAAGCGGCTGATAGAGTAGTAAGGACGATATCACCCGTGGCAGTCTGCCCATCCCAGATCAGTCCACCGATAGGCGTAAAGTCCAAGTAGGCGGTTTCCCCTATGCCAATCGGATGATGATAGATTAGTCCATCTGTATCACTTCCATCTACAACAGTACCATCAAACTCTAACTCAGCAGAAATACCTGTAGTAGCTGTTATGGCGATATTTAGGATACGGATACGGTTGGTATAGTTCAGATCCGATAGATTAACAATAATCGTATCAGTGAACTCACCCGTTCCGGCCCATACGCCACGCCATGACGAGACAAAGGCTTTTCCATTTTTATAGAGATTAGTTACTGGAGTTGGTGCGGCCATAAAATGTTACCTTTCGCCTGGATCGGCCCCATATAGGGTCCGAGGGTAGTGAGTATGCTGATTACTTCCGGTTGAGCTACTTCTTAGCTTTTGCTTTGATCTTTACTTTGGGCTGTGCTTTAGCCTGTTGCTTGTTGTTATACGCATGTTGTGCGCGACGATAGACCGATCTAAACTCATTTACATCACAGTCTATGCCCGCATCCTGGACGGCAACCCACGCATCAGGCCGCTCTAAACCTGATGCGAGGGTGTCATCTATTACCTTTTTCAACTCAGCCATGACTAGCTAGCTACTGTGCCTGGAAAGAGTCGGCCCGACTGATCAATAGCATCGGCCTCATAGTTCTCTGCCGCCATGCAAGAGCCAGGGTCCAGCATACTGCCCAAGGTTCCTTCGCCCATGATATTGCGCGAAATCATACCCAGTGCCGCCGCCGAAAAAATAATAGCAGGACCGAAGGTTGATACATTATTATCAATCAAACAGTCCGTATGGGCTACACCGCTATTGATTGCGCCCACATCCCACTGATTACTTCCATTGCCACCGTGAAAAGTGCAATTACGTACTGCCAAACCATCTACTCCTGCCGCTTCAATTTCAATCGCTGCATCAGGACCATTGGCGGTAATCTGGAATCGGCAGTTGTCTACCAGCAAGTTATCCCCTGCCGCAGCTACCGTGATCGTCTCCAAGTCATTTGCACCGCACTGGAAGGTGCAGTTGCGGACAGTAAGTCCTGCCGCCCCTACATCAATACGCGAGGTATTAGCCGCACCGGAAGCATTGAATTGCAGATCCTCAATTACCACATTAGCCGCCTGATGGGATAGAATATCACCCGTCGATCCCAAGGTGCCCGTGATCGTTGAAGCATTGATATTGCCTTGACTCTTAAAACCAGCAAGGGTCATATCCGTCTTATCCAGCGCAGTAGATGAAGTGATCGTTATGGTCCCAGGTAGTATGACCACCGTATCACCACGACCATTAACGCACTGAGTCACACCCTGCGAAATCGTAGAGAGGGGTTGTCCAGGAGTGCTTCCCGTATTGGTATCGGAAGCACCTTTACCTTTATACGCTACCGTGCCGCCACCTACGAAAAATACAGCACCCCCTGGTTTTTCAACATTGATCCATCGTCCATTAACAAAATTAAGATTAGCCATTACTTTGCTTTCTAAGTTAGATAAGTGGGGGTTTCGCCGTAGCTAATCCCCCCTCTCACTGTGATTCTCCTGTGGACAACTCGTTCACGCCACAGGCGAGATTTTTACCTATACGCCAGGACTACCAAAGATACCACGAGGATCACTCCAGCCACTCGACTGAGCAAACAAGCCCGTGATCTTATAATCCTTGGTATCGAAATCATACTCATAATCAGTCCAGAACTCTTCACGATCATACAGCAAGAGTTCATGGTCTCCTTTATCAGCAAGAATAAACCATCCATCCGTATCCGTCAGGTAGTTCCACACCTGTGAGTCGAGCAACCCGTTGACCGCATTGATGGCATTGCTATTGTCCTCAGACTGTAGCGTCGAGCGCAGCAGTCGATCCGCTTCAAAGCGCAACTCCTTCGGCACCAGCAAGCACTTAGGCTCAATAGCCACACGCTTACCACCACCATCACGGAAGTCACTAAAGTCGATCAACGCTTGCTCCAGCGAGGTCTGCGACAGATCAGCCGCAGAAGACAACTCATTAGCGTAGGTCGATCCATCTTCACGAACATGAGCCGTAGAAAACAACTCAACACCATCCGCGCCGGTATAACTGGAATCGAACCCATTGTTGAAATGATTAGCAAGGATCGTTTCTTCCGTTGCTCGTGCCGAACGTGCAAGTTCCACCGCCAACTTCTCCATCGACGCATACAGATCATCACGGAGCATGTTGCGCGTCACCCGCATACCCGAACCATAGTCCAGATGCGTGTAGGTATTACGGAACCCTTCATTGTTCGTCACGTAATCAATAGGTTGACCTTCCAGCTTCTGCGTCATAATACCCACGCCGCCGATGGTCAACGTATCTTCTTGGTACTGGCTGGAGGACCTTACGTTAAAGATACTCCGGCCAATGACCGAGCGTTCCATCCATTCATGGAAAATAACCCTGTCAATGTCTCTAAGCGTTGCCGAGAAAGGAAACGCACCGATTGTATGTATTGAAGCCATAGTATGATTCCTTTCTTAAACGCCGACACCGACATTAGTTTCCATGAAATGCTCATTGACCGAACAAATCAACTCAGCGTGATCGCCAATCAGATTGTCGGAACGATTTAGAAGACCGTGTATACGCATCACCAAAGCAGCAGTAACAGCCGCATCGGTTGCAGACAATTCCATGCCACTGATACCCGTAGTAGTGCTACCGGCATGAGTAACAGCAATCTCTGTATTATTACCATACATAGCAACAGCAGGTGTACCACTCGCATCTACTTGAGCGTAGTACATCTGAGCCGGATGATAATGAACAAGAATTGTTCCTGCCGTAGTAGCAGCAACGAGAGCTTTTTGTGACGATGATACTGACGTAGCTGATTCAGCAGCACCCACATTATGCGTTTCTGATCCAGTACTTTCCGTAACAAGACCATCCGCTTCAAGGGCCATCATATCGCCTTTGAAGACAGCCAAGTTATCGTTACCATTAGCATATGCGTTTAGCCCATACATAACACCCGTAGCGTTGAAGCCATGCGGGGTGTCTGCATTGGCTGGACTTGCAGCAGCCATAACTATTTATCCTCTTGTAACCGAGATACCATCTCTAGCTCTTGAATCACCATATTGAAAGTTATGACCATCTTCGCGTTCTACTTTACCCGCCACAGCCCTTGCCACTTGTCCGGCTTGAGTAGACGAGTAATTCTTTGATTTCAAACTGTCATAGATAAGTCGCTCAACACCTTCACGATTCTGTGCAAGTGCTTCCTTACTAGCGGCCAAACCTTGTGTGACACGTGATCTTTTCTGTGCCTGTCGAGCCGTAGCAAGGCGTTCTGGCACCCTGACAAGAATTAACTCATTAGCCTTTACATCACCCGTTTCTGACGAACCTTGCATGGGCATATCCGCTAATTCCTCTTTGGTCATCTTGACGACCTGTCCACCCTGGTCAATCAATCGCTTGATCTTCTCAGGGCTTTTCCAAATCAGTTTATCGCCAGCCTTACGGCAATCTTCGCGTAAACGATCTGGAATATACAATGCGTCAAAACGGTCATATTCATCTTGCATCGTAAGACCGGCAATGTCATGTGGCGTAGGATCGTCAGGCCCCCTCAAGTCGGGACTGAGCGTATCCTGCTGCATTGCCATGATGCACTGATGAGGGTGCTTCGATTTGATATGTCCCTTTAATGCTTTGGGGTCTATCTCTTCTCCTATGCCTAATCGCGCACCGCAGAAGGGACAGTCCTTACCATCGGAATGTTCAAAGACATAATCAACACCGGCCTGAACGATTGCATCTTCTTTCGGGTCCTTAGTGTCATTAGCCATTGTTCGCTCCGTTATGACGGGACATAGACAACGTATCTAATTGCTTTGCTGTATCAGCAGTAATTGTGCGAAGACGATCAAAACGAGTCGCAGTAGGATCAAAAGCAGGTATCCCCTGTTGTGGTGCCTGACCGTTAGGCGTAGCGGCGAGTGGATTTCTTGGGCGTGGTTGCGAAAACGGTTTGACTTCCCCCGCTTCCATAGCATCGACTAAAAGTTCTTTAGTTCGGGCGGCTACATCACGAGGACGCTTCGCCAGTTCAGGATATTGCTGCAAGTCTTGATTCAAACGTGCTTGCAAATTCCCAGACTGTTCCGGCGTAATCATACCCTTTTGCACCCATTCCGAGAAACGGTTGCTGGTCGAGAACGTGGAGTTTAACTCCCCCATGATCTCTCCCTTGACCTGACTTGCTACCGCAGCCATATCTTGCTTAGTAGCTAAGTCACCGGCTTTCTGCTGAAACTTATGATCAAAATGAGTCTCTAACGTATCATAAGCCTGAGTACCGGCCTCATCGTTGCCTAACTGCTGGCGTATTAATTGTTCGGTTGCGTCTGGGATCTTACGACCCTGTTCGCTTTGATCAACAGGCGCGGAACGATTCTGCACTTGTTGGAGTTGCTGTTGCAACGCTTGATCACGTGCTGCCCATTGAGCATCACGCTGCATCAAGTTTTGCACCTGGTGTTCAGCTTGCTTGGCCTTATCGTTGACCTGTTTAAACCGGTCATACGGTACGGCTTGCGACTCCTGCCCCGCTGACGGGGAGGCACCCGATTGCGAAGTCGTTCCACCATTAGACGAGCTTGGTGAAGAATTAACGTCTGGAGTTACTTCACTCATTAGAGTGGTCTTCCTTGGTTAGTACTGCTTATTAGCAGGTTTAGTCGTCGGCGTACTACCGCCTTTGCTCTTGGATTTCTTGCCACCCGTAGCACCTTTGCTAGATGCTTTCTTTGGTGCCCAAGATCCATGCGCCTTATTACCAGTCCAATCCTTCATGGGGATTGCTCCTGTTGGTTGTGATTAGCTTCCGCTTGCTTACGCAAACTCCGTGACACGGTGTCCGGTAGGTTTAACCCTGCTACCTTGCATAATCCATGAAACAGGGTTAGATACTGCATGGGTTTTATGCCACCACTGACGATGGTGGTGGGATCGCCATTCTTCAACGATATAAAGGCATATTTACCCTGCCCTACCATGTTGCGAACGACTTGATGTTTAACGTCTTCGTTCATGCCATCATCTCTTCTAATTGTTCCTGGGTAACGCCATCACCATCGTGCAGTCCCATTGCTGCTCCGGCCTCATTCTCCAGCCGCAGTATAGCCCTACGTACCCCTTCAGCAATACCGGTATGGTAGTTGACCTTGGAGATGTCACCTCCTTGTCCAGCACCCCTGACCGATACGACTTCCTTCTGCTCCATCTCGCGTAATAGTACGATCACCTCATCAAAGGTCGGGTTGGTAAAGAAGTCGCGTTGGTAGCGTAGAGTCCTATCCTGCTGCTCTTGGTTCATCGTCTATTCCTTAATATCCCTGATTAGGCAACATATCAGAATTAGGGTTGTTATATCGGACACCTGGCTCAACATTAGTATTAGTTGCAGGTCCAGCGGGGAACAATACGCCATCTGGACCTAGTCTATAGAGCATACCATCTTGCTCATGGTATCCTGTTCTCCTCATGTAGTCCCACTCCTCTGCACTAAGATGGTCGGAAGTAAGGTACCCAGAAGATCGTCCTGCCATATCCCTGCCATATTGCGTTCCCCTGCCAGGAGAATCAGGAGAGGGAGGACCCGAGGGCACAAAACTTGGTCCTGCGGTCATACCTTCGTGGTAGTCCTGGGATGCGCCAATGGGGTCCACCATTGGTTCGCCCGTTTCATGGTGAATAGGATAAGGCGCATAATGCCTGGCCTGATCCTCCGGCCAGCCTCCTCCTGCTTGACCCCCTGCTGCATCTCTTAATCTCTCCTGCGCTCGTTGATTTTCGATTCGATCAGAAGACGCAAGTTTATACCTTCGATTTGCTTCTGGATTTGCTGCCATGCGCCCAAGGCTTTGCGATACTGGGCGCATATCCTCATCGGCTAAAGGTGGGTTAGGTGTTGGGCGCATTGGCGAATTTAAGTTACGCATATCCCTATCCGACAATCCTTTATTGCCCATAGTAGCGTTCATCATAGACGCTATCTTTGCTTGCTGATTCGGACTTTGCCGACTAGCATAATTTGACATATCGTTTGGCATAATTACACTCCTGCTCCAGTGAGGTTAGGCATAGCACCATTAGCGGCACCATTAGCGGCACCATTAGCGGCACCATTATTCGCTGCGGGACTTGCTCCTACATTACCCATTGCGCCTTGTTGCGCTCCGTCCAACTGAGCTACATTCGCGGCGGTAGGCTGCTGTTGTCCTTGTTGGGGCGGTTGACCCCCTCCTGCTGCCGCCATTGCCGCCTGTTGCTGCTGCATCGTAGCTTTCTGCTGCTTCTGTTGCACCTGTTGCTGCAAGTGCATCATATGACCCGCCATATTGGGTTGATTCATACTTTGAAATGCCGATGATTGTATATGTGCCATATGCTCTTGTATATGGCGATCATCGTTATCATTAGGATGGACTACAGCCCCTTGGCCTAAACCAAATATCTGCTGGTCCATCTCCCCATTTTCTTCATCCGCATCTTTAGGCACACCGGACGATAACGCTTCTTTCGGCCCAATGAACTGCTCTGGGTTTTGAATATCCACCGAATGAAGGGCGAAGTTAAGCACTTCCCACATCTTAGCCGGATCTTGCATGATGATAGGCGAACTAGCAGCCAACTGTGAAAGAGTCTGCGCTTGCTCCTGGCGCATCATAGAGCCGTACAACCCTGCATTAGCTCCTATCCTGAAGTCATACTCGCCCCGCATCCACATCTCTTTGCGCGATAACTGCTGCGTAAGGGGTCCCTCTTTACCTTGAAGGCGCAGGGATCGCTCTTCCGGCCCAAACTGCAACTCCATGTTGTAGATCGTCCGGCAAAGAAACGAAAATGCCTCTGCATCCTGCGAAGAAGTCTCTCCCATACGAGCCATAGACTCTTGCTGCGTTCCTACAAACCCTGTCGCATGACGCGAAGCGGCACCCCTGGTAGGACTCATCCCCAAGAAAAGGTCCGTAACGCCCATGACCCGCTCTACTAAGGTATAGAGCAACTGCTCCTCTTGAGCATAGAAAGAGGTCACATTCTGTAGTTGGGGAAAGCGCACATCGTTGATATCGTCTACCGGCACCCCCTTGAGAGGTCGTAGCTGTATCTTCTCTGGATTGATCGTGGACGTAGCTCTGTAGAAGAAGAAGGGCATGTTCGTCGCAAAGCCTACATCCATCCGCATATTATGTATGGTGTCGAGTTCGGCACTGAGGTGCTTAGCGATCTCCATCACGCCCATACTATACCAACGGGTGCCTACGGTCTGATAGTGCATCTCCAGCAGAGGACGTTCATCTTGCCAGTAGATATCCGACAACCGATAGGCACCTATCAGCTTACGGGGGGCTGTAGCGGCAAAAAAGACACACTCTGTCCACTCTTCTTCGCCCTCTTCATTCTCCAGCGGCCACGGCATAAACCACCGTAAGACCTCAAACTCTGGGTTGGGACGGACAGTAGGGGTGCGCCGTGTAGAGAGAGATCGCTGCATCCCCTCATGGCGATCTTGCGTTTTGACACGTTGCTGATTACTGGAGGTAACGGCATCACCGGAGCGGTCTTGACTTGGGGCGTTGTCTATCCACCAATCGCGCTTCTTCATGTCATCATCGTCGTCTATATAACCATACGATGAATCTTTCAACTGCCAGATAAGGGATAGGTTCTGAAAGGTGCGTAACCCTACGAAGTCCGATCCACCTGGGTTAGACTCGGTGAGCGGCTGGAGGTTAAAGCCCTCTTTAGACTTGATCAGGTCATCCCACTCCAACGGGAACAACACCGGCCCATCATAGCGCACAGCCCGTTTCAATGTCGTTTCTTGGGCAGACTGAATGACGGGTTGTCCGTCATCATCAATCATCGGGGTGCCATCGGGATTAAACAGGAAAGCAGGAGCAGCAGTCTCCTCTAACGCACGGTAGGTATACTCATCTACGGCATACGATATAAGACCTACTGCTGCGCCGTGTATACAGCGCATCTTAGATATCTTAGACCACATGGCACGTGCGTTCATGCGTTTAGGCTGTAGGTGCCAATCGACTAACTTACAGGCATCACGGAAAATCTCTTGGTCGTCGTCTTCTTCCGCTTTACCACTAACCAAAGGGGTCTGTGACCATACACCGGTAACAAGACGGGTATTGATTGAATCGACCAACCAATACGGCATCTGCACGTGTAAGTTAGACGATCCTTTCCACGGACCGGCCCTGTTAGAGTCCACCTGACCTCTGAACATCTCATCATACCCAACGTGCTGCTTAGTCCATTTACTGCGTTCTTCTACCCTATCACGATAGAGGTGAAATATCGTCTGTAGGATGTCTTCTTTTTGATCTTCAGATAGATCAAGCAGTTCAGGAGGAGCAAAATTAACAGCTTGTGCCATAGGTCCTCTATATAAATAGTCGGGATGATCCTAAGTAAGTATTAGTAGGTATAGTTACCCCTGTCAACCAGATAATAGGCAAAAACACCCTTTTTATTCCATTACATAGGTAATTATTAGCTATTTTTAGGTAATTTATTGCCTTTTTTGCGCTGTAAGGGCGTTTCTATGCCCAATTTTGCGCATAAGTTAATGAAGTTCTGTGTTCGTAGGCGCAAGGCACGACGCGCATCTTCATTGGTGTTGTACATACGGCAGACCCGCCTTAACTGCTCTTCACTCACCTTCGACATAGGCCATGATTTCTGATTCGGGCAATAACAGGTACCACTCGCCCTCAAATTTAACCTCCGTGCCAGCAAATTGCGGCACGATAGCTACTTTTCCAGCCTCGACCTCATCTACATCTACGCCTACTTCTAGTATCTGTGCTTCCTGCGAAGGTCGTATCGCACTGTCGGGTGTGTAAAGGATGCTATCTTCAAATGGGTCCTGCGCGGCCATTCTCTGCAATAGGACCCGCTGGCGTGTCGGATGCACCGTCAGGGGTATCTGGTTGATCATCATGTTCTTCCTCCCATACATTATATAGGTGTAGATACGCTACGACCTGTGTCCAGACACCGGCCAAGTTGAGAAAAGACCGTGCCTCCTGCCGTAGTTCTTTTGTCTCGCCCCATAGAGATTGTTCCAGATACGTCATACGTAGACGCTGCTTGAAGTCATCGGTATGGGTATATTCGGAGGGGTTATCGGCATCCCATGTTGCTTCCTCCTCTTCAGCCGCAGACCAATCCAGGCTCTTCCATAGATCACCAAAGGTCGACTCACTCATCAATACCCCGTAATATTATCGCCCACATGCTCATGCTCTTCCTCATTATCATAATGTATTACGTTAGATCGCTCTAAGCCCATGACCCCCATCCATAGGGCGGTACAGGCTACTTCGCGTTGCTGCCGTATGGCGGCTTGGGTCTGAAGGGTATTGAAATCAAAAGGGAATAAAAGGCGCGGTATAGGGTCGTGCGGCGGGTCCATCGACACCATCGCTAAACCGGAGTGCGGGTCTATAGCGTCTGTGGAGAGCAGTGTCTCTATGTCATGGTGCAGGGTCTCATGATCTGGAGGGGTGAGGGTCTGCGGTCGAGCGATATGCTCACGATGTTGAAAAGAAGGGAAGCGGCGGCTAGGATCACCTACGACACTGTAATGCGTCAGTCCCTCCAACCGGCGCAACGCCTCTACATGCTCTACGGGTTGGTTAGCGACCCATAGGTAGTTGGCATGGTAGTTGTCTTTCCAGTCAATAATCTTGGGAAAGAGTTGATTGGGTATAGCGGCCTCGGCCTCATCCAGTATTACATAGACTCGCTCTATACGTCCTTCGTGGGTATAGAAGCGTTCCCCTACGCATACCGCAAAAGCAGGAGAAGCCAGCGACAGGCCGATCCCCACACGCCTGAACTCCAGCGTAAAAGGGTCATTGATCTTATCGCCCGTCTCATGCTGCCAGGTCAGCTTCGTCCCTTCGGGTGTGGCCGACGCAATAAGAAACCTCATTGCTTACTCTTTCCTTTACGCCGTTGCCGCCTGTTTTTGGGTACAAAGAACTTGTCATCCAATGGCGCAGGGGCAGGGGGTATATCGGAGGATGTCGCAGTGATGTCGTCTGTCGGTTGCGGTGTCTTAGCAAGAGCCTGTTGCCCTATCTTAGCGAGGTGCGTCAACGGCACCAACTCAGTGAGGTTGACCTTCCGCGCATGTTGACATAAGTAGGTCGGCAGCACGGTAACGCCCCCCACCTTGGCACAGAAGGTGAAGTCCTCTCCGGTGCGCCGTCCACCCTCGTAGGTAAAGTGAAAGGGTAGGCTCTTGTCCTCGTCGCGTATCTTCTCCAATACCGCACGGCGTATGACCATACAGCCCGTTCCCGCTACATCCGCTTTAAAAGGCTCCGTCTGCGAAGGCCATTCCTGCACCGGATAAAATCGGTAACTGGCCTCTTTCTCTTTCGTCTTGACATACACTTGGTAGCTTGCGCCTACCTGGGGATGGTAATGACCATACAACCCCGCCACCACCGGTGCATCGACCTGTAGGATGTCGGCGTTCTCCGGTGGTGTGACATCGTGGTCGATCATCCACAGCACTTGTTTGTCAGAGGCAAGGAACTGCGCGGCGATCTCATTGCGTGTCTCACAGACCCCTGCCGTCTGGTAGTAATAGGCTATATCCCATTCGGGGTGCGTCTTACCGGCCCAGTGCATCCACCCCGCCAGCCCTCGGTCAATAGGGTCGAACGTAGGGATGCGGACCATCACTTCACTATCTAAGGTAGGCATGTAGCAGACCTCGCATGAGTAGCAGGGTGATACGAAGGATGCGCGAGGTGACTATCCGACACCGTAGCTCCCTTCGTAGACATAGCAGACGCTACCGTAGCATCGACATGCACCGACTGCTTTGACTTGATGAGGCGCGGACCCCGCTCGGTCATCTGCACGGCAGTACGCACATACTGTGATCGAAGGTCCTCGTCTTTAATAGGTAGGAAACGCCGCTCCTCACTCAACGCCTGTAGCGTTGAACAAGCATGGGTCATCTCCGTCATCTGGTTGACTTCAATGAAGAGATGCCCAAAGCCTTCTTCGGCCATGCGCTGACGGGTCGTCTCAAACTGCGTAGGGTCATAGAAGACCCCACCAATACGCTGCTGCTGTAACAAACGCCGCAGCACCGGCTCCACCTGGACGATCATATTAACCGGCGGGGTCCAGATACGAAAACCCCACATATCAAACGTGTCGGTGTCGTGGTCATGGTAGGTAGCGACCAACGCCGATGTATCGCGCTTAAGGCCGATATCAATACCAATCCAGAGGATAGGGTCAATATTCATCTTAAAAAGGTAAGTCGTCGGTGCGCGACCCGCCGCCATCGTGGGGTACAGCGGCGGGTGCTACCGAAGCAGACTCAGCCGGTTTAGCTGAACCATCTATGCTGCCCAACATCTCCATCTGATCCACTACTATCTCCGTAGTATACTTTTTGTTCCCATCCTTATCGTCCCAAGATCGGGTCTGTAGCTTACCCTCCACGTATATCTTCGCGCCCTTCTTAAGATACTGACCTACGATCTCAGCAAGTTTGCGCCACAGCACCAACTGATGCCACTCCGTCTTCTCCGTCTTTTCGCCCGATGTCTTATCTACCCACGACTCACTCGTCGCTAAGCTGATATTAGCCACCGCCACGCCACTGGGTGTAGTCTTGATCTCAGGGTCGTTGCCGATATTACCGATTAAGATCACTTTGTTGACACTGCCTCTAGCCATTACACGCCTTTCTTAGTAGAAGATGTCACTCAGAGGTCGCTTTGATCAATGCCTCGTTGTCGCTCTTGATGCCTACGATCTCCCGCTCCCGCACCAACTCCTCGTATTGACCACCGCCCCGCTGCGCCTTGGCAAGAGCTTGCGCCACCGACTCAAAGTCACTGCGTTCCAGGTGGATGTCGTGGACCCCATGATCCCAGAGCAGTTCATTCGCCCCCATCACATGACCCTCCTTAACATGCAACGTACCGAACATCACCATGTAATGAGTGCAGACGATGGTCGCAGGGCCTAACCCCACAGCCGGTCGCTTCTGCACCACATAGATAAACTGCGGCGGGATAGGCAACTTGCCGTGGTCCATACCACATACCGCATACCACCCGTTTATCGCTACCTGCGACCAGCGGGTAACGGCGCGGAATAATGTCGTTTCACTCATAACCCCTCATCCTGATTGAAAAGCACACGATCCTTGCCCTCGCCCCTTCGCCTTGAGCGCAAGCAACTGGTCCACCACCCTATAATGATACCGCAAGTTGTTAGCATACCCACGGTAAGAATCAATAACCCCCTGCTTCGCCTTAAGCCGGACCCAACGGGCCGACACCCCCACCATCGCCGCCACCTCATTGCTCGTCATCGCTTCCTTGTTCATCTATACCCGCCTCGTGTAGTATCTCCATTATCTGGCGTAACGTACCACGCTCTATAGGTACCGGTTCCGGCACAAACA